ACTTTAGCTGCCATGTTACTCTCCTGTTATGCTGCGCTTATCAAGTCGGTGATGACTGCGTTATAGGTTGCTGGTGGGTAAGTTGCGTCAACTGCGACCACGAAGAAAATGCCCCCACGATAAAGATTAGGAACGCTGAACGCGCCAGCAACACCAGATACAGTTCTTGCGACTAACACCCCTGTTTTTCTGTAATACACGTTCACCACGTACCCCGCCACACCTACACCTAAAACCTGCACGTTGCCCGAAATGACAGCCGATAGGTCTGAAGAAAGCGTGTTTACGCCTGCTTCCAAATATTGTGGAATAATCCGCTTCGAAGCGCTGGACTGTGTAACACGGACTGTCGCAGATACGACCCGCGCTAGACGGCGTACAGAGACTTGATGCCCTACCCCGTTCTTCGCGAAAACCTCAGCGAGACGCCTTGGGTTTATCTGCCGTGCATACCCAATCGCGCCCTGATCGGCCATTAGTTATCTATTTGTAAGCTGAATGCTGCCGCCGCGAAGCTAGGTGCTGCATCTAAGGCATTCACAGTTTTAGCTGTAGCCAGAGCGCCCCAAAACAATAAGTTACCGCCTGAGATCGCGTCAAAAATACCGAACGCAACGACTGAGCCCCAGTTCGCTGTCGGTGGTGGGAATGTGATGGGCGCGTTATTCGAGGTTGTGCCGTTAGTGCCAGACGAAGCGGTGGTTGATGCTGCGGCCTGCGTGCCTGCGTATGCTGTTAAACCTGAAGTAACGGACACACGAGCATAAGAGCCGCCAGAAACTTCGACGCCGCCGCCAGCATCAGCAGGTGTTGTCGTGTACAACCCAAAGAACAAAGCTGTTGGGCCTGTGCCGGCCGCCGCCGAAGCGCCGGTAACACCAAGAGCCTGTGCTCGGAAAAACCAGTCAATGATTTTGTTCTCTAAAAAATCGCTCATTGCTGCCATGGTAATTCCTTCCTAGATGGATACTTCTTGGTAAACAGTTACAGCGCCATAAAGCAGTGTAGTGACGACGCCTGTCGCCGACACGAGCTCTAGGTCGTACACACCTTTTGTCCATGTGTAAGCTACTGTCTTTGCCGCTGTCAGCGTTATCGTTATAACTTTGTTCGTGTTGTCCAGTACGATTTCGCCTGTGACGGTCGATAGCATCGCCAGCATAGTGCCGCCGATACGATCTTTGATTTCCATGTTCGCAGTGAACCCTGTAAGGTCTACAGGCGAGTTGTACTGCACATATCCGCCGGACTGATAGTTCGAAAAGTCTGCCGCATTCAAATCATTCAGCTGTATGGTGTTCGCGTCGATGGAAGTCGCTGGCAGATAGTCTTTGTCTTTTGGTGGACTGTTCTTTGCGTTAATCTCAGCCATGCCTTTTACCGAAACAATCGCTACGCGCCATCCGTTAGGTACTCCGTGCGTCGCCGCTGTTATAGATACTGGAGCTGCCTGAGTAATTCCTGTAATTGGTTTATAAACAATAGGTGTGGTTTCCCAACGAACCTGTTGTATGAACGTACTGCCTTGTATGATTTTAATGTCTTGTTTACTCACTACAGACCTCCATACTTGACAACACGTACTTTGCTGTTGAAGCGCTCTAATTCACGTTTTGCGAACGTGCAATAGGATTCGAACGCTACTTTAAAATCAGCACTACGACCTTTATCGAATGTTTCTGCGTCCTGCTTGCCGTAGGCTCTGTACTTCATCCAAAGCATTAAATGCTCGTGGTGTTCTTCATTTATCTCGCGAAAATCGAAGGTGCCTGTCGTCTCTGTGATCGTGTCTTTCGGTAATCGCCACACTTTTACCTGCACCACATCATTTACTATCGGCTGTTGCACCCACTGTACTTGCGGGAGATCGTCAATTCGGTCTGAACCTATCACCATGTGGGTGATCGTGCCTGGAGTATTTGGGTTGATTATGACAACCTGACCGTAGTCATAGTGCATCAGCGACCCGATGTCTTCCGCGTTGACGATCCGTACTGGGCCGCCCGTAGAGGCAAGAGTCGCTAAGCGAAATTTCAAGATCAACGGACTAACTGCTGCGTATGAAACACCAGCGACAACTTGAATTCGTGTTAAATCTGAAGACGCGTCTGAAATGCCGCCCGTCATACGGACGAACATGCGGTACGCGTCATTCATGTAGCGGTAGACCTCAGAATCAGTCCACAGATACGGTGTGTCCTGATCGCTGACGTCTGAGCGAAATAAATCGTATAATTCGCTCACTAGCATTAGTTAAGCAGTACCTGCAGCTACATCTGATTTGTATTGTAGGTACGCAACCCAAGCGTCATCACGTTCTTTGCTTGTAGGAGCAAAGCCTGTAAGGGCTTGAATAGCTGTTACTGTTGGGATGCCTTGTGCTGTGAATGAATCGCGGTCGTTCGCGAGCTCTAATTCAGGGAATGCTTCAAGCATCATGTCTGTACGTTCTTGCTGGGTGTATTCAGGCGGTGCTGGTTTTTCACCGTCAAGAATATCTAGCTTTTCATCTACGCCTTCAGCACCAATTTGCAGTGCTTCTTTGACGCATTGTGGCGGAACCCAAACAGGCTCGCCTTTCTTAAAGTTTACTGTGCGCCCATGAAGCGAGCTTAAATCGTAATTGCGGTTAAGGACCATATCTGGCATGTTGTCTCTCCATCTGTTGCTACATCGAAAAATGGGAGGCCGAAGCCTCCCGAGTACTTACTTGATTGAAACCTCTTGGCTGCGGTTCAACACGGTATACAACACGCGCACTGTGACTTTACCGGCTGTGGCTACTGCTACAGTTTCGGACAAAGTGCCGCGAATGTTTAGGTCTGTGATGAAGCCTGTCAGCGTCAATGCTGTACGACCTGCAGACAACAAACTGACTGCTGACGCGTAGCGTGTTGCTGAGCTTGAATCCCCAAGTGATAACGTTGCTGCTGTTGGACCGACCAGCGCTACATCGACGCTTAACTCACCGCCAACTACTGTTGAGTTTGGAGGTAATGGGATCAACTCAAAAATACTCGACGTTTGAACGTCAGAGAAATTATGAGAGACACCGTTGATGTCGAGCATGTTATCGCCGAAGTTAAATACAAACTCCGCCTCTAACACGTACTGCGCTGTACGCGCTGTGATTAATGTTGTCATCCTATGTTCCCCTTATTGAGCTGTGTAGATTGATAACACACCGAAGTCTTCGGATGTGCCGCCGCTGTATTGGCTGTAGAACACAGGTTTTTTGAAACCTAAAATCTTGCCAGTAGCAATAGCTTGTTGGTTGTCGAAGTCGAAACCTTTCTCGTTCCACTCTGGGGCGCCAATGTCCGCCATGCCTAGTGCTTGAGCACCGCAGAACAAGATTTGGCAACCGTCGATTGCGCCACCTGAACCGTATTTAGAGCCTGAAGCTGCTAAACGGGTATTAGGCACGTGGCGGAACTCGTGTAAGTAGATACCGTCGATTAGAACGCTTGAACCACCTGCAAACAATTGGTTAGATGCGCTGCGTGATTGTGCATAACGCAAGTTGGCCATGAACGTAGGGTCAAGTTTTAATTTGGCCATCGCTGTAGGTGATAGGAACGCGTGGTACACCTCTTCATTGCCATTCTCACGAATGCCGCGAACGTAGTTGTCTTTCGCGTATGCCTTAGCTAACACGAACATTTCCCACGCTGGTGTGTCTGTAGCGATTACTGAACCAGAACCTGTGCCCCACTCGATCAGCTTGGTAGTGTTGTTCCAGTGACCATAACGTTTTGTAGATGGCGCTGTAACGTCTGCAGCGAAGTCTAAGTACTGAAGATCAGAACCTACGCGCAAACCACCAGCGTTCTTGTTCGCATAGCTGATGCCAGCCAAAGTCAAGAAGGCTAATTGGTCGATACGATCTGATAACCAGTAAGCCAATGTGTCGCGGCTATCGGTACGGAAGTTTACGACTGATTTTTGTTCAGCCATACGACCTTCGTGGCGGTTTGCATGACGTAGCTGGTCGATGCGAATTACTTGGTCGAAGCTCTTTAACGCTTCTTCGTTACCTTCTAAGGTACGATCACCAGCAACACCGTCGCCTTCTAAGTCGGTTAATAGCGTGATAACGGCGCGTGCGCCTTTCTCGGTTTTTTTCAGCTCAGTAATGTGCTGAACAAGTGCATTGGCATCTTTGCCTAAGAACTTGTTGATGAATGACATATTGCGTGCTTGTTTCCACATGTCTAAAGACCATACGGTCTTTTGGTTTGTGGTAAGCGCTGAGAAGTTTGTAAACATGGCTTTTCCAATTCATTAAAAGTTAAACAATCTCTAACAGACAGTGTTAGAACATCCGGGCTCAATATCGCTGGCCGTGCGGCTTGTTCAACTTTTAACGGGGAGGAGCCGGTCGCTGTGTCGTCGCGTCTTACGAGGTAGCCTTTATACGGTGGCTGTCCGATTTCGTTAGATTATATTAGATTTAGTTATAATGCAACAAAATAATTATGAGTCACTCAAGTGTTTTAAGTATTTGTTGTAAACCGCACTCAAGCGGTTAAATGTTTAGTTATC